GTCAGCCTTCACGTTCGCGGTCAGGGCGCCCCCGCCCCCGCCACCAATCGGAATAATGCGCGGCATCAGTAGCCCTCCACGACCACGGAATAGAGAAGCGTCCCGTCGTCGCCGGACCAGAACGTCAGCTGGGTCTTCGTGCCCGCCGCCTGACCGGTGAAGGTCGGGAGGTTGCCGACCGCCGTGGCGCCAACAATGGTCAGATCCCAGCCGCCGGTCACGCCGTCCTGCTCGAACGTGAACGTCGCGCCGTCGAGCAGGTAGCCCGCGCTCGTGCCGGCGGTGACGGTCAACGTGACGTCGCCGTTCGCGACCATCCAGTTCGAGCCGAAGTTGATCAGGGTCAGCCCCTGCGCACCCGACACCGCAGCCGGCGCAACGGTCGCGGAGGGTCGGTGTTCACCACCCTGCTCGGCGCGGACCAGATCGACGGTCAGGATATTGCCGTCCATGTCCAGGTTGCCGATCAGGGAGCCGCCGTTGACGCCGCCGGTCGCGCCGGTCGGACCGACGCCACCGGAGATCGAAATGGACCAGTCGTTGATGTTCCCGGCGCCTTCGACGCGGATCTCATTGAAGTTCAGTGTCGTCCCGGAGACGGACGTGACCTGGGCCAGCGCGTAGTTCGTCGTCGGCGCGGCGTTGTCAGCAATTGTCACGAACGAACCGACCGCGTAAGGGATCGGCGCCGCCATGGTCAGCGATCCGGTCGCGGAGCCAAGCGTGTACGCGGTCGAAGAATTCGTCACTAGGATGCGCCCGGCGTCAGCCACGAAGTCCTGAAGCAGCGGAAGGAACCAAGTCCGGTGACCGCCGTTCGACAGATACCGAGGGGCTTCGCCCTGGTTGTCGGCGTAGGTGTTGCCGCTGGAGAACGTGACAGTCGCCATTAAACTTCTTCCCTGATTTCGAAGGCCGACTGGTACTGGCCGTAGTTCGGATGCGTAACCGGATCTGGTGACGAGACGTTACCCAAAAAGTTACGCTGGAACGAAGTTTGCTGGTCGTCCGGGTCGGCGATGATGATCACCTGACCGTCGATATCGAGGATGCGCTTGATGTCGAAGACCTGGTAGGCCTCGGCTTCGCTCAGGGAGTCGAACCCTAAGCGGAAGACGCGGACCATCCGGCGCTTACGGTAGTAGTTCATCCCGCCAAGCGCGCGGCGACGGGTCGTCAGGTTCTCCCAGTTCAGCTCCGCGCCATAGATGTAGTTGCGCTCAGGCTGGAACCACGGACCAATCCACGCGCGACCGAACTGGACGTAGGCCGGCGCTGTCGGCCCGGTCCCTTGCGAGATGTAGACGCGACCGTAGCGCGCGACGACGCCCGTCCCGCTGTTGATGGGCAGGATGAAGTTCGTCTGCCCGTAGGCGTCGACCAGCTGCTGATCGAGACGACCAAACCACCAGTTGTCGCTCTCCCACGCGGTGCCTTCGGTCGAGAAGACCGAAGGCCAGGCCTCGACGACGCCCGTGTCGTAGTCGATGGTCGCGCCGGTCAAATCGAACGGGATGCCGCTGAAGTCGGTCGTCTGGGACAGGACGACGCGGACGGTCCCGCCGGGCGCGATGGCGTGGCGGATCAGCCCGAAGACCTGAAGAAGCTCGTTGTCGCCCAGCGCGAAGTCGAAGTAGGTGTTCGTCGAGACGGCGTCCGTCGACCGCGCGAAGCGGGACAGGATGCGGTCCTGGGAGTTCGTAAGCGGCAGCGTGACTTCCCAGCTACCGCCGGTCAGTGTCGCGCCGTCCATCTTGTTGTCATACGCGAGGCCGATGTTCGCCATTTGGCTACGCTACCCCCACAAGGTCAGCTCATATTCGAAAGCGGAGGCGTCGTATTCCGCGCCGACGATCAGGAACTTCTTACTGGCGCCAAGCCCCCAGCGATCAAGCCGAAGGTCCATCACTGCGCCAAGCTCGACGATGGATCGAAGATCTGACCGAACTTCAATCGAGACCGTAAACATCTGGCGCCGTGTTGAATAAATACCGCTGAGCCTCGCCGCGACCGTCTGCGCGTCGGCTTCGTTGTAGAGCTGCGTTTCGAAGGTCAGCGTCGGCGCGAGCGGGTGCTTGGTCTTGACGGACGCTGACTCGACGGCGGCAGTCCGGCGCTCGACCTTGTAGAACTCGACGAGGTCAGGGTTGTTCTCTGTGATCGTCCCGGCCAGATCGCCTTCGGACATGAGGCGACCAATCGGCCCCCAGAGAACTTCGACCTTCGCGGCGGGGATGCCGCGCCCTTGGTCGCCCGTAGCTCGGCGCTCGATCTCGATGATGTCGAAGTAGTTCGAAAGGTAGGGCGTATCGCCGTCCGCTTCGAAGATCGTCCCTACAGACGTCGCGGTCGGGACTTCGATCCGCGCGAGCCGGAAGACCTGATCGCCCGTCCGGGCGCCGCAGTAGTAGCAGCCGTCGCTCTGCGCGATCCGGTCGAGCGTTTGGGCGTAGGACTGACCCTGCGTCCAGATACCTGCCTCGTAGTCGCTCGTCGCCTGTAGGGCCGCAACGTCGCCGGCTTGGACCGTACCGCCCGCGTCGTTGATGATCCGCTCTAGCAGGCGCGGAAGGCGATTGTCTGCTGCGGTCGCGGACTCGGTGACGTCGCAGGTTATCGCCCCGAAGACGCGCTCCATGCGGAATAGGCCTTCGGCGAGGCACGTCGCCGCCTGACCGTTCGGGATCGTCGCGCCCTGAAGGCTCGCAAGGTCCGCGTAGTCTGCGGCGATTGTAATCGCGACGCCCCGGTCTCGGATCTCGTCGAACGACGCGACGGGCGCCCGGTTGCCATCCTTGTCCCAGTTGACGCCGTAGATCAGCAGCGACCGGTTGACCAGCGGGGCCGGCAGGTTTCGCATCCGCCCCCAGAGCCGGCGCTTCGTCTGACCGCCGATGGTCTCCGGGAGGCCTTCGACGCCGGTCGGCCCGACGTTGTCGCCAGCGAAGACGGCTTCGGTCACCGGGACGTCGAACAGGGCGAGCTTGTCGCGGATGCGGATGCGGACTTCCTCGTAGGTGAATTCCGCTTGGTCCATCGTCCCGACGAAGACTTCTTCGAAGCCGGCGTAGACGTCGTCCGGGTCGCCCAGCAGGACGCGGACCGCGCGACCGTCGAACCCGTAGTCATCGAGCGCGTCCAGGTCGCCGTCGATGTTTACCAGGGCAATCTCGCCCACTCCGGTCCGGGAAGTCCCGAAGGTAGCGAACCGATTGAACAGGGCTTGAGTCAGCGTGAGAGGGCGAAGAAGACGCGGCGTGTATTCGTTCAGCGAGTCGTCGTAGAACGTCTCGTCAGACGAATAGCGAAGCGTGACGATCCCCGGAAGGGTTTCGTCATACGCTTCGATTTCAACGAGCCAGATTAGGCTTTCGGAACTCACGCGGAGCGCTCCAGGATAACTGCCCGATTGGAGCGGTCAGCCTTGGAGCGAGCGACTTCGTTCGCGTCCCGGTCGTCCGCCGCGTGGGCCTGGTTGACGGTCAGGATTTGACGTAGCAGAGCGTTGTTCTCCGCAAGCAATTCCCTGTCAGCCCCGTCGTTCGCCGGGACAACCGCCGCGACACCCAGCTGCCCGCCGACGTTGGTGAGCGGCATGATCGCCTCGGCGCCGGCCTCGCCCATCAGGCCCATGTCGAAGAAGGTCGGCTCCATGACGACGCTGTTCGCGAAGGCGCCGCCGTTGGCGAAGCCCATCGACTGAAGGAGCGCTTCGACCGCCGGGTTCGACTGCCGCAGGGCGCCGAGCTGGCCTTCGCCGAAGCCCGAGATCGAAACCCCGATGCCCTGAAGGGCGCGGAAGATCCGGGCATTGTCTTCGGCATTCATCCCGAGGTCGAAGCCCGCCGGCAGACCGTTGATCCCGGTAGCGATAGCCTGACCGTCGCCGCCCCGGACGAACTCCGGCAGGCTCTGCTGTTCGACGAGCTGCGCCAGGAGTTCGGTCTGCGACGCGATCTCGCTGTTGATGTCGCCCAGGCGGTCGAGCGCCTGCTGCTCGATGGTCCGCTGGTCGCTGGCGATGGACCGCAGCTCTTCCTGGATCGACGACTGGACGTCGTAGAAGTCCTCGCTGTTGCCGTAGTAGGAGGCAGCCGCGTCCTGGTATTCGCGCGACAGGTTCGGGAGATCCTGGATCGCCTCCTGGGTCGCCTCGTCCGCCGGGTCGCCGTTCGCCGCCGCGACGGCTTCTTCGAAGCGGGTCTGCGCGCCCTGAAGCCGCTCAAGCGGGGAAGCGAAGGACGACTGCTGGTCGAGCGCGAGGGAGTTCGCGGCGTTAAGCAGGG